CTACGTCTCACCATCCTTAAATGCACCTTCTATTACGTTTCCTGAATTAGATGATTGCTCAGGAATAATCATTTGACCATCAATTGGTTCAAAAACGATGTCGCCTCCAGTTTTCAAAATCATTCTCATTCCGCATCTGCGAAGTTTTTCCGCCATTTCTTGATCTTTGCTGTCCAACTTATCGATAATTGGATTTACACGTCTCATGTTGGAAGGCGGTTTAGTTACTGGTCTTCCCATTTTGCGCTCCGTCTGCTTTTCCCTTTGGGTTGAAGTCTATGATATTATAACGAGCTGTCCTGTAGCGGGGCTGGTGCTTGAAATGCCAAATTGGTCGCAAACATCACTATTCATCCTTCCATATTTTTGGAAAATCACCATTCGCGAAATCCTTTGCGTTCAATTCTTTCCTACAGTGGGGGCAAGCGGGCTGCGTATTTCTTTTCCGCCAAGCTTCATCAAGGGCCTTGGTAGCTCGTTGTCTTGGTGTGAACGCCTTTGCAGTCTCGATGTTTTCGCGTTCTGCATCTAATTGTGTAATGGCTCTTTCGTAAGAGCGAACCAAAGCCACATAGGCATCAAACGGCTCGATATCTCTTTCGCAGTCTTTGCACCAAATGCGCCTTTCTTGGGTGTCGTAGACAACGTTCAAGTGCCTGCAGACGGAAAAAGGTCTACGTGTCCTACCACTGGCAACACGCAAATCTCCAATATCAACAACTTTGTCATAGCTTAAAGACTCAATGGGAGTATCTTTTTCTTCAGTCATGGTCTCTCCATTGCTCTCATATTTTCAGAAAACGGGATAACTCCCTGATCGCAAAGAATGACTTTTTCCCAACCATTGCATTCCATATTGGAAATTAGAGTGGGTGTGCACCAGGGCGCTTTCTTCGCCTCCTCTTGAGTGAACACTTTGCCGTAAATGTATCTGGGACCAGTTGAAATAAATTCTGACCTGCAAACTTGACCATCTGGGGATGGCGTTTCCCAAAAGTAGCCAAATTGCCATGCATAGGTGTGTTTGGATTGCGGAGAGAAACTTGTCACGTCGACATCACAACGGATCAGTTCAGATGATGAGAACGAACCTGGTCTAAACTCTTTTACATGCATAACCTTCTTCATGTCTTGCACTCCACAAATTCAGTCCATTTGATCAGATAGCCTCTGAACGGGTAGCCATATGTGTTTTCAAAGAAACGACGCATGGCGGCGAAATCTTCAAAGCCATCTGCTCGCGCGAATTCTTCCCTATTTGGGGGAGAAAGAATTGTATAATCATCATCTGGGCCCAGGATGATGTGGTTTCCATCCAGTGTGATCGGCGTGACGTCTGTGCAGGTGGCTTCACCAAGCTTGCGGCATTCTTTAGTGCGCATGCCTGTATAAATTTGAAGCCTGTCACCAGGTTCAAATCTGTTTGTTTTACGAATTGTCTGCTTTTTGCGACGGGAAAGGATCTTGTCTATGAAGACAGTGAAATTAATGGCGACCATTTTTTGTCATCCTCATTAGTCTGGATAGAACGGGAGCATTGGCGACTGCTAATGCTATTGCTGGCGGCGGTGAGACGCTGTTTCCAACTTTCCTGATTTGATCGGCCTTGCTGAGCTTTCGGCCAGCACACTCCACATCAATGATGTAATCGCTTGGGAAACCTTGCGCGTTAAACAGCTCCCTTGGTGTGAGCATACGCATGCCGATGTCCGCTATTTGGTAGTCTTGCCCTTTAAGTGTGATCAAACCAAAACGGTCTTTTGTTGTGACGGTATGCAAAGGCTCTTTGATGGAAGCCCCCGTGCCAGAACCATAGTATTTGACGAGAAATGCGCGCACCTCTGCGACGTGACCAGCGCCAGCGCAAATGGTTGGAACCGGTGTTTCGGCGGAATAAGACTGACGTTTGCTACCTTTAAGATTTAGGAGGTGACATGCGATAACAGATTGCTGACTTCCAGTCGTTGTAATCGTTGAAACAGGCTCTTTAGATCGTCTTGCCTGTCTACCCGGTCGAGGACCGCCATTGTGTTGGGCTAGAAACGCAGAAACCAACGCAAACTCACCGCCTTTGGCTGTTGTGATCGTGTTGACTGGTTTGTCGAAGGCCATTGGTGCGCGTGAGCTTGACTGCGTTACGCGGACAATAAATGGCTTAGGGTCAGACAGGACGTATTTCTCGATGCCTATCGCTATGCGTCGCAATGTGTTTTCTGACAGAGGACGTTGCCTATTGAAAATGGACGGACATTCGATCGACCAATCGATTACATCTGCGGCGGTTTTCCATGTTTTTAGCTTTTTGGATTTTCTGTCTGTAGGGTTGCCATGTGTTGGCTTTGGCCAAACGACCGCATCACCATCACAACGCGCCACTAAAAAGAGCCGCTTTCTAATGGTGGCTGCACCAAAATCAGACGCTCTAAGAAGGTTTGTTTCAACTTGATAGCCAAGAGCTCGTAAATGGGACTTCCATAGCTCGAAAGTCTGTCCAGCGCGTTGTTTGCAGGGTTTACCTGATTTGGTGAGCGGTCCCCAGCTAAGAAATTCTTCTACGTTTTCCAAAAAAATAACGCGTGGTCTTTGCCATTTAGGAAGTGATGCCCAGCGCAAAACCACCCACGCTAAGGAACGTCTTTTGTTTGACCTAGGCTTACCACCCGCTGCGCGCGAAAAGTGTGTGCAGTCTGGTGAGAACCAAGCAGCATCTATCGGCTGACCCGCACAGACTTCAGACGGGTCAACATCAAACACATCGGTTTTAAGGTGGAGCGTGTCAGGATGATTGGCAGCATGCATTGCAAGCGCGTTCTCATCGTGGTTGATCGCTATATCAACCTTGCGTCCAAACGCTATTTCCAGTGCTGTTGAAGCGCCGCCACCACCTGCAAAATTGTCGACGATCAAACCAGTCATCAGTTGTCCTTTCTGAACACATGCCAGACAAAGCCGTCACTCGTTGTTGCAGAACCAACATGCATCAGATCTTGGGATTTGACTTGAGTTCCAGTTGGCAGAACAAAATATTGGGTCTCTTCGACGCTATTCTCATCAACTGTTACCCAAATCCGTAGTTTGCGCTCTTGTTCATCGATAAGAAGCACATCACCAGAAGGGATGAAGTTTGCAATCATCGGAACGAGGTCATATTTTAGAATTCTATCCATCAACAAATCCTCCATCGAAGAGCGTGACCAAGCTTTTTGCTTCGTCATTGCAGGCTGCAAGTGAGCCACGGGCTTTGTCTTGTTTGCCGTTGGCCAGATGATCAAAATAATCGTCTAAGTGTTCATGCATCACCTGACGGATTTTTTGTGCTTGGGCGCGTGACTCTCCACCAATGCAGATGGGTTGTTTGCGTATTTGAAATTGACGTTTCAGCATTACCAAATCCCCGGCTTTGTTGTTGGTGAATGGAGAAGGGCGATAACAATCATCCAAAGGAAGAAAGCTGCGATCAGTATTGGAATGGCTCTCATTTGTTGACAGCCTCCGATAATGCGCGCGTCCGTATCGATGCGCGTGACACTGCACTGTCTATATCCTGAACGATGCGTCTTTGTTGAGCTGCGTTACCATGCAGGAAGAGTTCGTCAGACAATGACTTACTGAGTGCGATAGCAACAGACAATTCGGCTCTAAGCGTCCCTGTGGCGGCTTCCAGGTCATCTGGGGTGGCATTGGCAGCGCGCTTTGCGATTTCGTAGCTGGCTAGCGTCTCTGCCATTAGCTTTGAAAGATCAGCAATACTGTCTGTCGCGTTTTGCAACGCTTTTTGAGCCTCGCTGATAGAGCCACCTTGAAGAGCGTCACTGAAATCGTCGATATGGTCTTTGATGCCAGTGAGTAGATCTAGAGTCCGTTCATTCATTTGGCAGACCCCTTATCTTGCTCATAGACGTCTAACAGCTCGATCGCTTGTTGTTTGTTGTCATCATCAGATGAGTTTTCAGCGATTGATTTTAGACGCTCAAAATGTCGTTCAAGAACTTCCCAACGACAGTTTGGCATTTCATGGTCTGTCTCTTTGGTGAGGTTTTCCAGAAACTCGCCTTCTTCTTCGTCTTGCCAATCCGCATCGATAACGTCTGATGTAGTTTCATTTCCGTCGGTAGCGTTGCCACGTCCGGCTTGTTCCTCGTTGCGGTCGTCAGATTTGCCCCTGGCGTCCGCGACTCCCTCGCCATCGTCACCCATGAGCTTATATTCTTTGATCGGTTCAGGTTTGTTTTCAACGGGTTTGAAATCAGCGTTGATAGTTTGACCTTCCATCTCGTCAACGGTGTATTCAGAGCCCAATTCTTCCGGGAAGGCTTGGCGTAGTGCAGCGGCTTCAGCACATTTGGCAATCTGTCCTTTAGGTCTTTTCTGCCACATCGCGTTTGGCAATTGGCTTTTGCCGACCCTTGCGACGGTTTCTTCCCAAAAGATTTGTTCGCCTTCAAAGGCGCAGCGTTCACCATTTACAAACTTGTAGACTGTTACCTGGGCCCATTCAGGGAATTTAAGTTCAACGGAGTCGGGTCTATTGGAATCCTCTGACTTAAATGTTTTTTTGATTGTACGACCAAATTTGGTTGTGTCTTTCCCGGCATATTGTTTGGTCCTGTGCGCTGTTGTTCTCAATTCAGCGATACCCGGCCAAACCGTATCAACCATTTGTCTTTTGTCATTGTCCCAAACAGGGACGATGTGCGCCTGACGTTTAAAGGGATCAAGCTTGCGCTGCTGGCAATAGGCAAACAACATTACAACAGATGCTTGTGTTTGAGCCTTGGGATACAGCACATTGACGATTGTGCGCCATGTTACCTCTGTTAGTCCCATGTCTTTGAATTCTTCAAAAACTTTTGGGGGCGGGTAAGGCAGTCGTAAATCGTTTCTGGTCGCAATCTGGTTCATCTAATTGACTCCCTTATACATAAGGTTTGAGAGGTCTGCGTCAGTGAGTGGGGTGAAGGGTTCAATGGTTGCCCAGGGTTGTTCTGTGCCATTGGCTTCCAAATAGGTTTTGTAGTTGGCATAGGCTTGCGCTAGTTTTTCTGTTGCCTGATCCCATGCCTGGCCATCTGCTGAATGGATGAAGGGAATTAGCCCAGGCGCGCGAGACTTGCCTTCAGTGTTGTTTTGCATCTGGTAGAAGATCCATACCCAATCCCATGTTTCTTGATCGGCGATTTCGGCTAGGTCTTGGCGCTCTCTGGCCAAAACCTGCACGGGGCGACCTTCTTCCCAAGCAAAGACATTCCCTTTTTGGACATGTTCAGCGAAGGCGACACGTCCATCATGATAGAGGCGGCGCTGAATATCATATTCTCGTTCTGTGATTTCCTTCACTGCGGATTGTTTGAGTGTTCTGCCCACCCAATTTCCCATTGTTTTGAGATCCCCAATCCAGCGTTTTGTGAGCTTGTCAAAGCGAACGCGAGTTAATTGGTCTGGAAGATGAGGGTGATAGAATAAAACAGAGACTTCAGAATAGCCTAGCTTTAACCCTGGGCCCAAATCGGGGTGATTGGTGACTAGGTGGGCCATGTGCCGAAGACGTCTATCAGCGTCCATTGAGATGATTTGACGGCCTTCTGAGATCCGGCGCTCATAATCTCTCTTCAGATTGTAGAAGACAAGCGAGCCATAACCGTTTTGTTTGGCCAGTTTTGCGAGCGCAGGCAATCCGTTGGCGTTGTAGGTATCAACACCTTTCTTTTCGAGAAATTTTCTGATCTCACTGATCTGGTTGAATGGTTTCTGCCCAATACGCGTTAGTTCATCCGCGTCTGGTTCAATAGCGAACTGATCTTCATAAGCTTCTACGCTTTCCAGCAACAAAGTGTGCAGGGCACTACCCAAAACCTTTGGGGAGTCTTTCTTGTCAAGCGCTGGTCTTCGGTTGGGGTTGTGTCTACTTCCATACCACCAGCTTGCAGGGTCGCGCAGCAGGACTTTAAGATCGGAAGATCCAATCGCATCGACGCCGAAATATAGCTCTTCCGGCATATTTAAGTGAACACCTGGCGTCGCCGCAAAGCGTTTAACATCGATCAAGTCAGTTTCGTTAGGGTTTTTGGGCATTTGAAGTTCTATCAATTCCAACAAAAGTTCTAAAATATAGAATTATGTTAGATAATACTGAACTTATACGCAACCGAACTTTGGTAAAAAAATTCAAAAAAAATGAACAAAAGGCCGTTTCAGTTAGAAACGGCTGAACTTCAACGGATAAAAAATAGTTGAATCTTGGGTAGGATGATTCGTCTTAGTTACGACTTCTTGGGCGTCCCATTTGGATCTCAAGAAAACCAATAATCTTCACTTCATCAGCTAATACATCATAAGCGTTGTGAAGTTTATTGTCTGACATTATCCGTAATTTAAGAGGGTCACTTCCCTGAATGACTTCAATACGTTTCACGACGTGTTCACCGTATTGTTCAATAACAAAAATGCCTTCCATCGCCGGATTTGTTTTGCTTAGATTTATGAAAATCTTGTCGCCCCAAGACAAAGTAGGTTCCATTGAATCGCCAGTAACTTCAAATACACCTATATTCTCCGGTAGTGTGTTGAAAAAGCGTTCAAAAAATGTACGCGGCAATGGCCATTTCTTAGAGTTTGGACGTTCTTCAACAACCGCCCCGCCACCTGCAGATATCTTTATCTGGTATTCTGGAATGTAAATGATTTCATCCAGATCACCATTGACGTCCGTCTCTGTTATAGCACCTTCTTCTTCGAGTAGGTCAAAGAGCGTCAAGCCAAAACAATCGGCCAAATCTTTCATTCTTTTGTGAGGGGGAATATGTACATCATTTTCCCAAGATGAAAGTGTGGGAACTTTGATGCCTAGCTTATCCGCTAGATCTTTTTGCTTCCATCCCTTGAAGACTCGAAGCTGTTTTATACGTTGTCCAATGCTCATAATAATATCGCTAAACTGGTTATAAATTAAAATCACCACCTCGCTAAAATATGCAGGTTCAAAAAAACTGTATTGCAATTCAGTAAATTTGAAGTTAGTTCTAAGTTATGAAAAAAACATGGAACGTAATCACTCATTTAACTAATACGGTTGGTTTTGGTTCACAAAAAGACCTAGCCGACGCGATCGATTGTTCGCGAGGCCTCATCACAAAGATGAAGCAAGACAATTCCGTTCCATCCAACCGACAAGTGCAAATCATTCTGGCAGGCCGCGAGCTTGGACTGAATGTTGTTCCAAATGACTTCTTCCCACCGGACTTAAGATCCGCTTCGGAAACCCAGGATCAGGCGAAAGCCTGAAAAAGTAGACCTGGGTGTTTTCTCAGGTCTGGCCGTGACATGAGGTTTGATTAATCCCCTTTCCCTGTGTCGCGGCCTTTTCATAAAAAGACCAATGGAGAGCAGAAATGCCGCGAAACGACCAGACCTCGCCAGCTAATGATGAAAATGTCACCCCAATTGACGGCCATGAAGACCGTGATGAAATCGACGGTGATGCCCTCGGGACTTGTCTTGAGAAAATGGAATCCGCCACAGAAGAGATTGATGCAATCATGGCGGCTGCGAAGAAGAAGTGTGAGCCACACCGCAAGGCTATTTCGGACATCAAGAAAGAAGCCGCTGAACATGCTGGCGGAAACAAGGTTGTTTCTGCGTTGTGGCGTGAACGCCGACTCCGTCAACGTGCTGATAAAGTACATGAAACACTTGATGACGGACAGAAGCGCGACTTCCAAGATTGTCGCGACGCTATGGGGTATGAAACCCTGCCACTGTTCGAGCAAGCTGTAGAACAAAAAGAAGCCTCCTAGGGCAAAACGGGGGCAAATCTAATGAGTGGCGACGGTGTACGCTGGTCTCTTGACCAGTTTAAAAATTATCAGACGCGTAAGGGAAAACCTTCGCAATCTGACATTCCAAAAAAGAAGGATAAAGCACCGTCGCTGGCTCTGCCCGTGATACCTGAGAGTGTCATACAGGAAAACTCCGCAGAGTTTTTAGACCGATGTTTGCATCGCGATTGGCGCTGGCTTCATATCCCCAATGAAAAAGGCAATCGTACAGATTTGGAGATCATGATTTTGGCTCGCCAAGGGGTGAAACCGGGCGCAGCGGACATAATGATTTTATCGCCGTTTGGTCGTTTCTATTGGGTCGAGCTGAAAACAGCCGTTGGCCAGCTATCCAAAGCCCAGAAGAAATGGCGGGAATGGCACCGTGAACATTCCCTTGCCTGGGCATTATGTCGTTCCGTCGAAGAATTAATGGCGTTTTGTGAACGTCACCAAATCCCGTTGCGTGGGAGATTGGTGTGACTCTTTTTCCTTTGAACGACCAAACAGATATTGAACGCGCCACACGTATCTCCGCGCTGATGCGCGTTTTCGGGAATTTGAGACCGTTTGGCGGTTTTAAAATGATTATGGCGGACCCGCCTTGGAAGTTTGAAACACATTCGAACAAGGGGTTGGGTAAATCTGCGGACGCTCACTATAATTGTATGAGCCTGCAAGACATCAAAGATATGCCGGTTTCGTTTTTGGCAGCTGAAGATTGCATGCTTTGGCTGTGGACGACAACGCCATGTTTGCCCCAGGCGTTTGAAGTCATTGATGCATGGGGATTTACCTATTCAACAGAAGGTGTGTGGGTCAAACGCACCAAGAATGGACACTTAGGCTTTGGCACTGGTTATCGCCTTAGAAACAGCCATGAGCCGTTTTTGATTGCCACTAAGGGCAGTCCAAAAATTCCAAAAGATGCACGCAATATCCGATCGGTGATTGAAGCGCAGTTGAGAGAGCATTCCCGCAAACCGGATGAAGCTTTCCAGATAGCTGAACGCATGTCGCCGCATAGCCATCGCATTGAATTATTCAGCCGTGAAAACCGCCCCGGATGGCGTTCATACGGCAATGAAACAGGACTTTTCGATACAGTAGAGGGGGCAAAACATGGCTGATGGTGGTCATCACAGAAACGTTGAAGACGAGGTGCTTGCAAGCCTCTCCAATTTGGCTGCTGAAATGGCGGTTATTGGATCCGTTTTGTACGACAACAATAATTTCGACTCCATTCCCAATATTGGTGAGAATGATTTTTACGCGCCGGTCAATGCTTTTTTGTGGCGGGAAATCAGCTCGATCATTGATAAAGGCCAGACAGCTGATGGCGTGACTCTTTTGGGGTTTTCAACGGATCCGTTGATCAAGCAGGTTGGCGGAGCCGGGTATTTCACAACGCTTTTGGATTGCGCTGTATTTGGTCCAGAAATCAGAGACTACGCGTCGGTTATATACAACCTTGCAAACAGACGCCGCCTTTACAACGCAGGCCGTCAAATGGCGGTGTTGGCGAAGGATGAAAAATCCCGTTCTTTGGGTGTTTCCGATATTGCAGAGAAGACCGACTCTATTCTGCAGGGGCTTGAAGCAGAAGAAACCGTTGATGACTGGTCTAATTCTGCTGATGACGCCGCGACCTTCTTTGAAGAACAGCATTTAACGGACATGTCCGCGCTGGTTTCATCGGGGTGGGAGAGTCTTGATCGTCAACTCGGAAACATGGTGGCAGGGGACTACATTGTTTTGGATGGCCGCCCCGGCATGGGTAAATCCGCTGTGGCGGTGTCGCTTGCTTTCAACATTGCCAAACAGGAAGTGCCAGATAATCAGACTGGCGGTGTGATGTGGAACGGACGGAAACGACGCGTCGTCACTTTCTACTCATTAGAGATGACAAAGGAACAATTGGCGCAGCGTGCTGTATCCACAGCCGTCGATGAAAAAGAGGGAGATGTTATTCCCTATAAGTTGATGCGCGAAAAGGCGCTGACGTCTGATCAACGGGAAAAATGCCGCCAATATGCTCGCGAGCTTCCCCTGATTGAATGGACACAGCGACCAGGCATCAGCCTGTCTTACATTCGATCTCAATTGCGGAAACAGAAACGCAAGAATGGCCGTATCGATGCAGTATTCATTGATTTCCTTCAGATCATGAAGGGGCCGGGATCAAGCAAATATGACGTTCTTTCCGAAATTAGTTCTGGTCTAAAGGATCTGGCGAAAGAATATAATTGCGTTGTCATCGTCTTGGCCCAGGTCAAACGCGACGTTGAAGACCGTGATGATAAACGTCCGCGCAATTCTGATGTGAAGAATTGTGGTGATGTAGAGCAAGACGCAACAGCGATGCTGCACATTTTCCGCGAGTATGAATACATCAAAGATCAGGACTGCCCCAAAGGTCAGATTGAAGATGATTGGGATGCGCATGTAGACGCGATGTTCAGCCGTATTGAGATTGGTGTCGGAAAGAACCGTTTTGGCTCTCAGGGCCGCGTCAATCTCTATATCAGGCCGGAAACTGGGCTGATCTCCACCAGCAAAGAAATGGTCACACGCCGTGACAGATCGGACTTGTTCTCATGAGTGCTCGTTATTCTATCTTGCCTGCACTGGCCGCTTTGGATCTTGATTTGAACGATTCTGATTTGCGAACATTGGTTGTTCTAGGAACGTTTTTGGACCGCAATAATGAGTGTTGGCCGTCTCAAAAAACATTGGCTGACAAGACAGGATTACACCGGGCAACGGTCAATAAATGCCTGAAGCATTTGGCTGATAAGGGCTATATTGTGAAGCAGCCATTGGCCAAATCAGGCATGAAAACAAGCCTACGATATCGGGTTATCATGGAACCTGAGTTGATAAATGGAAGTGCCGAAAAGCCCCTGAATTCAGATGTCGTCTTAAACGACAACGATATTGCTTTAAACGACATCGATGTAGCGCCTAGGGACGACATCGATGTCGCCTCTAGGGACGACACTAACATCCCCATAGAACACCCCCAATATTCCGTATCTGACGATACGGGCAAAATTGCCGATCTTTTCCCTGAAAGCAAAAAGACAGAGTCTGCTCCCAATCCAGATGGAGAATTCAAATCGATCGTATTTGGCCAAGGGCTAAAGCTTTTGACATCGCAAGGGATGAAGGAAGGCGCAGCGCGCGGTGTTCTTGGAAAGCTGGTTAAGCAATCAGATGCGGAGACTGTGGCCAAGATTGTCTTGGATGCGATCAAGCATCAACCAGGCGATGCCAAGAGCTGGCTTATGGCAGCTGTAAACGCACGTGCTGGCGGCAAGGCCAAGGATGCGCTGACGCTGACTGATGAGACGGCGGAGAAGGTCAAACACCTTCAGCGCTGGGCCAATGGTTCACGCTGGAAGCCGTCATGGGGTCCAGACCCCCGTGTGAGCCCAAAAGAATATCCAGACGAAATCTGGATTGCAGCCGGGGTGACCCGTCCCAATTAGTACAGTTTTTCATTTCACTACACCAATCAAGGAAGACCACACCATGCAGACCAATGAAACAACCATCCAAGAAGATGTTTTGGAACCACCTACCGATGAGCAAATCATCATTCAAATGAAGGAAACACAAGCATCATTGTTTTTCTTAGATGAAGCGAAGAACGAGTGCTATTCGTTGCAGCAGCTTATCAAAACGAAATTGGATACGGTTGGGGAAGCCGCAAAAAATTTTCATTTAGAGAACCAAAAACTGAAGGACATGCAAGGTCTTCCGCACGATGAAGAAATTGATGATCTTGTTAGAAAAGACCTAAATTCAGCTAAACTGACTCTCCAGACAGTCACTGGCGCGATCACGATATCGCACATGGGATTGCTCGGTGCAGGAATTGAAGAAAACTTCTCTGCTATTCCACCAACTTCGGATGAAAACTCGGAACAGGAATCGGCAGACGACGTTGCAGAAGATGATGCTACTGCATCAGAAAATGTTGATACTGCTGAAGATGAAAAGCCTGGTGATGCATTGGATGATGTGGAGGCTGGTGATCTATCTCCCAATTTTCGTCTCGTCATGGGCTTAGATCAGGACACTGGAAGATCTGTTTTGCAAGATGAGCAAGGCAATGAGGTGGAGCTTCACCGCCACATGAAACCAAATATAGATCAACGCATACCTGCTGAACTGGTTGTCGGTGACCCTGATGTTAGCTTGATTGTGGAGTTACGAAGTAGGCTTTTCAGTCATTACAAAGCTCAAGACATTAGTTGGGACTTAGTTGGCGTGAGTAACGATGTTTTGGGATGGCGTCGATTGAGTGAGTTCGAGCAGCTAGTCGAAGAAGATAAAAGGGAAGCTCTGGAAAGCGCAGAAGAGTCATTATCTGATCAATCTGATGTGCCTGTTGAAGAGGCATCAGAAGATGCTAACGAACAGTCACGTAAGCCCAGATTGACCGTTGCGAAAGTTGCAGGTCGCACACCGCCTTCTGAAGCCATTGAAGGTGATTATTTTCTGAACTTTTATCGCCAAGGCTATGTGTTCAATAAAGATGCTTGGGAAAGACGCGTAGATCTTGATCAACGTTTGGTTGGCCTAGCGATCGAGCATGGCAAATTGCCAGCCAAAGGGGAAACACCGGCGGTCAACTCACACGATACCGAAACAGCCACAACAGAGTAGACGACGGAGTCGGATATGAGCGTGTTGCAGACACCGGATCGGGAACCTTCCTTTAGGCCGACTGATTTGCCCAGGGCAAGAACCTGGTCCGGGTCTGTGGCGCGCGTCTGGGCTCATGTATGGGGCCAAGTAAGTAGAGAAGAGCATGATGCAGCCGTTGAAATTGTCATCAAACATTTTGATGGCAGCGATCTGCATCAACAGATTTTAGAAAAGAGAGTCGCGCAAGCCTATGAAGGGCTGACGGGGGTGAAGCCGAATATCGGCATCCTGGTGTGTGATCGAAAGAATTTGGCGATCATCGGTTTTGGTATCGCATTTACTGACGGCAAAACCTTTCTTTCTCAACGTTCGATTTCAGTAATCAAACCAAAGGGCAAACGGAAATGACGGAGTCGATACTCCCTGGCAAATCACTCACAAACAAGCAATGCGCTCGCATGGCATCAACCGTTGTTGCAGAAGCCGTTGGATTTACCGTTGGTGGTATCTACACGCCGAAGAAAGGACCGGCTCACCGCGTGTTCTGGCGTCAGGTGGCTATGGCATTGATGAGCAACGTAGCCAGTCGCGGCCAAAACGATATTGCCGTCGGTTTCTCACGTGACAGAGCGACGGTGCACAACGCGCTGCGTATTGTTGAAGAGCTTCGCGAATGCCACGAATTTGATGACTGGATGGAGAAGCTGGAACACCGCTTTAATCTAGCGCTGAATTTGGCTGACTACACAATCCCGCGCGGCCAATGGAATGACGTTGTTTCCGCGCTGACGGTGGCGGGATTGGAAGCACAGTTTGACGGCGAGACACACCAGCGAGCGGAGTCGTTTGCTCTAAACATCGGGGTGAAAGCTGTCCCACAAATCACATGACCAGAAACGACGGGAAACACAGCCTTGGCGGAACTGGTATAAGCTTAAGGCATGGACGCGGATTAGATTGCAGCGGCTCAGGGAAGAGCCGCTTTGTCGGTTCTGTATGGAGCGCGGTTTCACGACATCAGCCACGATATGCGACCACATCATTCCTCATCGCGGCGATAGAGACTTGTTCTTTGACTATGAGAACACGCAATCACTCTGCAAGCGATGCCATGACAGCACCAAGCAAGCAGAAGAGAAGCGCGGATACAGCATTCATGTTGATGAGGATGGCTGGCCGGTGGATCCAAACCATCCAGCAAACAAGGAGAATTGAGAAATGAATATTAATGATGATCAAACATGGCAGAAGATACGCCGGATTATGATGGTGGTTTCAATGGTCGTGTTGTTGCCAACTGTAGTTATCAGTACTTTTTCTTCTCTGCATATCGTCAGGCAAGTTCTCCATACAGAAAAACAAGACGGTGTAGCGCTGTACAAAGAGTGTCAGGCATCTGCTCAGTCGGCGCAATCATATGGTTGGAGTTGCAATTCAAAGACAACTAATTGCGATCAGTTCTGTGAAGCCTCTTATGAAGGTGTGCCAGAGAAAGTGATCAGAGAGTCGCTGATCTATAACTGCACAATAGGAGCGAACCAGCGCAGATCGGTTGGTGAGTGATGGACCCACTAGCAGCATTCATATTGGGATTAGGAGTCGGGTGTTCAGCCACGTTTATTTATTGCTCATGGGATTTTCAACGCCGAAGTAACCAATGGTTTGAGCTGATCAACACCAATCCTGACCCGACTGCACCACCTCCGCCAGCACCGAGGCCACCGCAAGCAAATTCACCAGCACACACAATTATTATCAAAAAGGAAGAACGCAGATGACGACTGATATAGTGATGCAGGTCGGACGCATTGAAGGCTGCACACGTGTACTTGGGAAGTCACAAGGTTATCTAGGGCTTCCAGTGCGTGATGAGCAATATGAAGACGGGACACCATGCATGACATCAGCTTGGTTGCCGAGCACCAAAGACATTGAAGCGATCAAGAATGGCGCGCCGATCTATTTGAGAGTCATGGGTGGCGTTCACCCGCCAGTGTGCCTGTTTGTAGGAAAGGAACCTGACAAATGAATGAAGCAACGTTTGAGCAATGGGCAGCACTGGAATTGATGGGGCATCGCCGGCGCTATGGTTTGTGTAGAGAAGTCGAAATAGCCGGCGGTAAGATGATGCGTGTAGATATTCCATATGAAGCAGGTGAAGTAACAGAGTTCTACGGAACGTCAGCAATCTATTCGATACTGCCATGTGAAGAAGAGATGTGCCGTGATGCGGTAAGAGCAGATGATCCAAGACCAGTGCGTCCAGTCCAATACCAATTGAAAGAAGAGCAAGAAGAATTTCGTTCTGATACCAAATACACAGCTTGGGATGAGCAGGATCAAGGGGTTTGACCATGTTGAACAACAATCATTTGTATGGGGGGGCGGGTCGAATCTTCACAGTGCGCCCTTCGGGGACCGGCGGTGGGGCTTTTTCGCGCAAAAAACTGGGTTACAGAGTAGGGAAAGAAAGATAAGAAAGTTATCGCGCTGCATAAGGGTGTAAGCCCAGGTCAAACCGTTGAAGAAGAAGCGGCGAATACATCAAAAACGACCTACCGCGAACGACCGTCGACCCCGCCAAACTGGTTGAGCAAGGAAGCCAAGGCTGAATGGAAACGGCTTTCTCAAAAATTGTTTGATATGGGACTTTTGAAAAAAGAAGATCGCGGAATCTTTACGGCTTATTGCGCAGCGTGGGGGCGGATGGCTGCAGCTGAAAAGGCTATGAGAAAAGAGAAGACGGGCGACCCTGAAATCAATGGATTGCTCTCCAAGACAGTGAATGGAAACCTGATTTACAATCAGTTGATGACCATTTCCGCCAAGGCCGCTGATGACATGGCCAAATATGGTGAGAAAATGGGTCTAACACCTGCGTCAAGGCACAAGGTGGCTGCTAAAGACCCACCATCAGCACCAGCTTCCAACCCCGCAAAACAAGACCACGCAACGGAAAGAGAGAATTTCTACTCCTAAAATGACGCATCCCGTTACCCAATACGCTTTAGACGTTGTTGCTGGAAAGATTGTTGCTGGTCCAGACGTCCGAAATGAATGTCAGAGACACTTAAATGATCTCAAACGTGATGACGTTTATTTTGATGAAGAAGCAGCTGATCGGTTCAAGCGGTTTTGTGCACAAGAACTTAGGTTAGTCGCGGGTGATTTTGAAGGAAAGCCATTCATTCTGTGTGATTGGCAGTTCTTTATTGGTGGTTCGATTTTTGGGTGGAAACAGAAGGCAACCGACCTTAGAAGATTCAGACGGGCATATGTTGAAACTGCAAAGGGATCTGGAAAAACACCCCTAGCAGCTGCGATCGGTTTCTACATGTTGGTTGCAGATAAAGAACAACGTGCTGAAGTCTATGCAGCAGCTTCCGACAAAGATCAGGCAGAAGTCATGTTTCGTGATGCTGTTGCTATGTATGAGCAATCACCTGCTTTATCGGAAATTCTGTTACCACGCGGTAAAGTACCGAATGTTACCAATCTATCTTATTTGAAAACCAACTCGTTTTTTCGTCCGCTGTCACGTGAAGCGGCTGCAAAATCTGGAAAGAGAACATCGTGTGGTTTGGTGGATGAATTCCATGAACACCCTGATGGAGCTGTTGTTGACCGCCTACAGAAAGACTTCAAGTTCAGAAAACAACCCTTGCTGTTTATCATTACCAATTCAGGGAACGACTTGTTTTCTGCATGCGGTGTTTATCACACAATGGCTCAAAAAGTGGCGAGCGGTGAAAAACAAGATGATGCGTTGTTCACTTACATTTGCGGTTTAGATGAGGAAGACGACCCGTGGACCGATCGCAGATGTTGGCCCAAAGCAAACCCAAATTTGGGAATCACTATTTCAAACGACTATATCGAAGACGAAATCAGAAAAGCAGAAAATATACCGGCGCTTAGATCTGAAGTCGAACGCTTGATATTTTGTATTTGGACGGATGCGGAGGGAGCATGGATAGCGAAGAAAGCCTGGCTTCGACTCCGCAAAGAGTTTGAAATAGAAGAATTTGAAGGCCGCAAAGCTTACATCGGATTGGATTTATCCAGAAAACAAGACCTGACGTCGATGTCCGTTGCCATCGAGAACGGTAGGAAAGAGATTTCCAGAATTGACAAGAAAACCAGTGTTGAAGAGGTAACAAACGAACCATGTTTTCTTGTCTTCAATGAGTTTTGGTTGCCAGAAAGAAACATCAGAACGGCTGAAGACAGGGACGGCATGCCATATTCTATATATGCGGATCAAGGTCATCTTTCTTTGACTGCTGGGGCAGCTGTTAAAATGTCATTTGTAGCCAGACGACTGCAGCAAATGGCCGAAATATTTGATGTTCAGGGCATTTTCTTTGATGCCTATGCAATAGATTTGCTGGAAGATGAATTGGAGGAAATCAATCTCGAAACAGAAATGTTTGAGCATCCACAAGGATTCAGGCGATCGGCGGATAGTGGACTTTGGATGCCATCATCAATTGAACGAACAGAAGAATTAATTGATGAGGAGAGACTGCACTACAAGCATAATCCGTTGCTGACATCATGTGTTTCTAATGCAGCTTTTGAGAGAGATGCCCAGGACAACAGGAAGCTTTCAAAACGAAAAGCGACGGGCCGGATTGATGGTGCGGTTGCAATGGTTATGGCGTGTGGAGCAGCCATCAATCCACCAGAACGGAAAAAGAAGTCTACTTATCTGAATTCTGGTGAGATGGTGTTCTTGGACTGATGGGTCTTCTAAATTTCTTAAAAAATCGCTTCAGCTCATCGTATACACCTTCGATAATGGATTGGTATGCCGGAACCGATTCCGGTGTGACGGTAACAAAAGATGTTGCGCTTAGAACAACCGCATTTTTGTGTGCCGCTAGAGTGATTTCTGAAGGTGTCGCTCAGTGTCCATTAAAACTCTATACTGAAATTGACAATGGAGGTCGAAAAGTAAGGGAGCCAGCCCGAGACCATGAATTATACGATTTGTTGGCGTATTCACCATCTTGGTTGACCTCATCTGAATGGTTGGAATTGACAACACTATGGGCATTTGTTGAAGGCAATGGTTACGGTGTTAAAAACCGAGGCGCTACAGAGTCAGGGCGTGTGTTAGAGATCATTCCTGTGTCGCCGAACGATATGACTGTCCTGGCAGGAGATGACGGAGCCCCTGAATATTACCTAACTGGTGAATCTACCCCTTTACCAAGAGAAGATGTTATTCATCTACGTGGTCCGTCTTGGAATTCAAGCGTTGGTGAAAGCGTGCGGAGCTTGGCGAAGGAAGCAATCGGTCTTTCTGTTCAAATGGAGGCTTCTCACGGTACTTTGTATTCAAAAGGCGCGACACCGGCTGGAATACTTTCCACTGACGCGGAAATGACTGAAGAGAAAAAGAAGTCCGCTATCACGGCATGGCAGCAAAGATATTCCTCTGGGGGGAAGGGGGGCGTCGCTCTCCTAGATGGTGGTTTCAAATTTCACCAAATCACCATGAGTGCTGTCGACGCGCAGTTTTTGGAAAATAGAAAGTTCCAGATTGAAGAGATAGCCAGGGCTACCCGCGTGTTTCCTCAAATGCTTATGCATTCTGACAAAACGTCTACGTTCGCGAGCGCTTCGGAATTCTTTCAAGCTCACGTAAAACATAGTCTTCACCCTTGGATCAACCGTTGGGAAGGCGTGATAAAAAGAGATCTGATCGGTTATTCTGACAAATCAATTTGGCCAAGATTTTCAATGGAAGGATTGCTTCGCGGATCGCCGAAAGAACGTGCAGAATTCTACCAAATGATGGTTCAAATTGGGGTGATGTCACCCAATGAAGTTCGTGAAAAAGAGAACCTCAATCCACGAGAAGGTGGCGACGAATACCTTACTCCTATGAATTTTCGCATTGGCGATAATGAGGAGCAGGGCGGTGAAAAAAGCAACAAGAAATTCGTCAACCTTTCTGAAATTAGAGACGCGGGATGATGAATTACAGGTACGTCACGCTGTAAGCTCTATAGAAATAAAATCAGTATCCGACGAAGGAGAAATTGTTGGGTACGGCTCTGTTTTTGGAAATGAAGACAGTTACGGCGATACGGTCGTAAAGGGAGCGTTTGAGGAAACACTAGCTACTCATAAAGCTGAAAAAACAATGCCAGCCATGCTTTATCAGCATGATGCTTCTGAACCTGTTGGTGTTTGGAGTGAGATGTCCGAAGATAAGGACGGTCTAGTCTGTAAAGGACAGCTATTGCTAGAAACGCAACGCGGAAAAGAAGTACACGCGATGCTAAAAGCAGGTGCCATCAGAGGCTTGAGCATTGGATTTATAGCCAAGGAATGGATTCGAACCGATGATGAAGATGATTATTGGAAACGAACCGTCACCAAGATCGATCTTTGGGAAGTATCGGTTGTAACTTTTCCGGCTAATAGAGACGCAACTATCACAGCTGTAAAAAGCAATAAAAGCCTTCGGGAAATCAAGACAACTAGAGATTTGGAGCGTGCCCTGCGAGATGCTGGTTACTCGCGCCAAGGAGCAGCTGCAGCGATTGCGGTTGTAAAGCGATCGATGAAAGACCAGCGGGATGCTCGGGCTGAAAATGATCTTTTAACGGCCATAAACAGCGCCACCATCAAAATTCAAGGTAGTTAAAATGAGCAAGTCTCACGGAAAAGATTTTTTTGCTTTTCAACAAAGATTGAAAGGTTCAACAGCGTTTTCATATGAAACACGAGATGACGCTGAAACACTCGAAGCACCGGCAGCGAGTGAAGTAAAAAAAGCGTTGGATAAGCTGACGCAGACCGTCAATGCCGGTCAGGAGAAAAATGAAGAGCGCCTAAAGGAGCTGGAGAAGCGAGGTTCGACTGACCCTCTCACAGAAGAGGCTCTGGCGCGGATTATGAAATCCGTTGAAGAACAAAAAGAAGTCCGGGATCAATTGGACGAAATGTCGAAACGCGTGGGTCGACTTCGCGTCCGTGAAGAGACCAAAAATGATGGTACGGAGGCCGAGTTAAGCCATAAAACAGCGTTCAAAAAATGGATTAAAGACCCAACTGGAGCTGATGCGCGACGTGATCTAAAGGCTGCGAATGACGCTTGGATTCAGGAACGCGCTCAAGAAATGGTTCGAGAAGGGTTAGATGAGTTTGAAGTTCGTACAGTGCTAACAGGAACAGACGCGGCTGGTGGATATGCTGTTCCCGAAGTTATTGCACGCCAAATTCAACGCGAATTGACTGAAATAGCTGACCTCTCAGGTCTTGTGCACACAATTAATGTCGGTTCACCAGAATACAAAGAAATGGTGGATATTGGTGGAGCGACTTTTGGCTGGGGTAATGAGGGTTCGAGTATCACCAATACCGGAACCCCATCACTAGAGGCAATCAGTCCTACATTTGGGAAGCTATGGGCTTATCCAAAAATCTCAGAGGAATCTATCAACGATATTTTCTTCAATGTTGATGCATGGGTTATCGATTCAGTCGTTGAAGCATTCGATGCCGGAATAGAAAGTGCCATCATTAATGGTGACGGTTCCAACAAGCCTACTGGTCTTCTTCAAGGAACACCGACGACACAAAAAGATGGGGTACGGCCATTTGGTACTCTTCAATATGCAAAGACCGGTAAGGCAGGTGGGTTTGCAGACGCCCCCGATGGTTTTGATGCATTTCGGTCGTTAACCTATCAGCTAAAGAAAGGCTATCGCCGAAACGCACGTTGGTTGATGAATAAAGCGACCGCTGGTGAAGCAATGCTCCTGAAAAACAGTGACGGAGATTATGTGTGGCAAACAAGTGTTCTTTTAGGACAACCTGATACCTTGATGGGTTACCCGGTCTCAGAGTCGGAAGAAATGCCGGATATCGCTGATAATGCTTTCCCAATTGCTTTTGGTGACTTCAAAGCAGCTTATTTGCTGGCTCTATTGGTCGGTCTTCGTATGAACATCGATGATATAACGGAGCCAGGAATGCGTAAGTATTACGTTCGTCGTCGCCTTGGTGGGTGCAAGCGCAAGTCTGAAGCAGCCAAATTGCTATCAACACGCGCTTAAATTTACTAAATCGAAGGGGCGGCTAGAAGTCGCCCTTTCCTTTAAAGGGTATGACATGACAAACGTAGTAGTAATTGCAAAATTCACTGTAAAAGAAGGCCGTGAAAGTAAGACTTACAAACCTGGGCAGGTTGTGAAGAATTCAACAACGGCGAAACTCGCATTGCAGCAGGGGTGGGCTGAAAAGCGAACGCCATCTGGCAAGCCTCAGACATTGACCAAGAGGTCTAAACCTACAAGCAAAGCATTAAAGCTTGGAGCCCCAGAGAACAAAGATGCAGCTCAAGCGCCAAACAATGCTTCTTCAGATGAAGATACTGATGAAAGCGAAGTCGAAGAGACTGAAGAAGAGACTGAAGGTGAAAGCGCCAAAGAGTAATGAGAGAATATCTTCCAACTTTAGTCACTCCACCAGACGCCTTGGTTTCCCTTGAAGAAATCAAGGCGCATTCGCGTGTGGTGTTTGATGTAGATGATGCTCTATTGGCGTCTTACGTTTCTGCAGCGACGGCTTACCTGGACGGCGAAAACGGTCTTTTGGGGTATTGTTTGGCGACTCAGACTTGGGAGAATTCAATTGAAGCCTTTCCAACTGGATCTAGCGCGATTGAGCTAAAGCCTGGGCGAGTCGGTAGCGTGTCTAATATCCAATACAGACAGGTAAGCGATGGATCTTGGGTGGACCTATCAGACAGCGACTACACGTTTTACACCGATTATCTAGGTAGTTTTGTAGTTCCGGAAAAAGGTAAGACCTGGCCTAGTGTTTACGATGCTCACACAGCGGTAAAAGTGACATTTGAATGCGGTCAACCCGCGTCCAATGTCGATCAGGATATAAAACAAGCTATCATGATGCTGGCGGCGCATTTTTATGAACATCGAGAGGCTGTTGAAGTCGGTCCTGTCCAGGTCGAAGAACTGCCATTAGGGGTTCAAACGATCGTTGCCGCGAAGAGATTGCGGAGATTTTAGATATGGCGCGGGTGTATTTTGATAAGGCGTTTGATTTCACGGCTAATAAGCGTGGTGATACCTTAAGCTTTAAAGCGGGAAAGACATACACTGTGACAACTCCATGCGCTGAAGCTGCAGAGAATGCCGGTGCAGGACGCAGAGTTGATCAAGGTGATGTTGACCAAAGTACCAATTTCGGTCCTAAAATATCATCAGATGACCAATCGCACGAAGAGAAAACTGATAAAGCACCTCAGCGCAAGCAGGGCATAAGTGCATTTAACCGACGGGTGAAAATGTGAGTGCTGGACGCCTTCGCACCGTTCTTACAGCGCAGCGCTTGGATGAAAGCGGAGATGATGGTGCCGGCAACCCTCAAACGAACTGGGTAGACGCATTATCGGGCATTCCGGCTGAGCTAAAACCGGTTCGATCAAAGGAAATGTCAGGGACGCAGGGTGTGAGAGCCGAAACACAGTTTATTGTGCGTGTTCGGTGGCATCCTGATCTTGAAAATCTGACGACTAAAGACCGATTTCTTCATAGTGGCAATGACAAAAAACTGCTGATCCAAGGTGTTCCAATCAACCCCGATCAAAGACGGAGATATCTTGAAATCAGTGTGAAACAATCTGATTAGGAATCCCCGATGGGCTGGGTCAAAAAACAACAAAAACTGGCCAGAATGCGTAGGTTGCCGATCGAGATACGACAGGAAGTCGAGAAAGCGGTTAGCAAAAGCGCTGAAATTACAACAGAACATGTCCGTTTCGCTGCACCGGAAGATGATGGACATCTCAAGGACTCTGTTCGCTTTGAAGAAGATTTTGCACCCGAAAAAGTTGGTGCGAAGATCATAGCAGGAGATAAAAAAGCCTTTTATGCCCGAATGGTGGAATTCGGCACAGTGCATCAGAAGGCGCAGGCGTTTTTCTATCCGGCCATTCGAGCTGAGATTAAACGAAACCGATCACGAATATCCCGGGCAGCGCGAAAAGGTATAAAGCGAGCCCTGGCCAAGAAAGGGCGATAAATGTCACCATTGGATCCTTTTCAAGTTTCAATTGTTACTCAATTAAAGACCAGTACTGAACTTGCCGATTTTATTGAGAGTGCCGGCCGTTTTCGTATCTATGACGAAGTGCCGGCAGAACCGGATTTTCCCTATTTGAGAGTAGGCGATGACTTCACTACACCAGAATATTTAGGCTGTTCTGATGACTGGGAGATCATATCAAAAATACATATTTTTTCCAGACCAGAACCAGACTCAACATATCGCGGAAAACGAGAAGCCAAGGTTATTGCAGGACTTGTCGCTGAGGTATTAGTGGGGTCTCAGCAAGGAGAAACGCCTCCAATTTCTGTTGATGGGTTTGATGTGTATCAATGGTCTGTGAGATCTATTCGTCCTTGGGAAGAAAACGATGATCATGGCACAATCCACGCTATAGCAGAGCTTCGTTACCTTTTGAGCAGTTAAGGGCGGATTGGTCGCCCCGTTTATTTGCACATAGGGGCGTTTAACGATGGCAGCAGCAACAAAAGCACGTGCATCCCAATTATTGGTTCAAATCGGAAACGGTGCAGATCCGGAAATATTTGCACATCCATGTTTAATCAATTCGGCTCGAGGGTTTACGCTGACGGCGGGAACAAGTCAGGTCTCTATTCCAGACTGTGATGATCCTGATCTTTTGCAGTGGTTGGGAACAGAGAAAACATCTTTGTCTGGTAGTATATCAGGTGCAGGAACACTGCATGTTCCAAACACTAAGGAATTTCACCAAAAGTTGGTGAGCCCAGATTCCTTTACTTGTCGTGTGCGTCTAAATCTCCCAGGGGCACAAGGTGGTGGATATTGGGAAGGTAAGTTTCAATTAACATCGTTTGCGGTCACCGGAGATCGCACGTCAGATAATACTGTTACATGCGATATTACTCTTGAGTCTGATGGTGAAGTTAATTGGGTTGATGCCACCTAATGATCCAGTTGGATTCTCATATCGAAATTGAATGGGCCGGTGAAAAGCGTTTTTTCAAGTTAAAGCTTGGAGAAGTCAGAGCGATTGAAACCACTACCGGCCTAGGTCTGCAACGTCTCTACAAAGACGCTCTTGCAGGTGATTGGAAGGTTGATCATGTGCGTGAAATCATCCGTCAGGGCCTCATTGGTGGCGGAATGGCCATTTTGGATGCAGATGCACTACTAAAGATCAATTTCGATGAGAAACCTTTGTTGCAGCATGTTAGCTACGCCAATGCGATTTTAGGCGCTGTATTGATCGGTCAAGAGAACGAGAAGCTGGATGATGAACCAGCAAAAAAAAAGACTCAGAGGCGAAAGAGGGTGACGGCCGCATCCCCTGGGCGATCGTCTACGGGAACGCCAGCAAAATCGGCTTCACCCCAAGGCAAGTCGACGAATTCACGTACTGGGAATGGGCGGCGATCGCAAAAGCCCACAGCACAGAAGCCGGTGGAGAAGAAACCATCAAAGCCCCAAGCCCAAGCGAACTAGATGAAGCCCTTGCCAATTTGGGATTAAACTAAGCGAGAAGTGAAATGGCTACCGAAGTTGAACGCCTTGTTTATCAGATGGAGGCGAACTTCTCTCGCTTCGAAAAGAATTTCAAGAAAGCTGAAAGTATTGCCAATCGGCAAATGGGGAAGATTGATAAAACGATCAAGTCTTCAAGTTTACAGTCTCAACAAGCTGTTGAGAACATGGCTAAGAATATCAATACCGCGATTGCAACGATTGGTCTGACATTAGCGATCGATCAATCGATTGATTTAGCGGACGAATGGAAGAATATTCAAAATCAGATCAACGCTGCTGCTGAAGCTTCAAGCTCAATGGCAATTCCGGCTAGTGTGCTCGTTGATCTTGCTCTGGATACAAACACTGCACTGTCATCAACAGCTGACTTATACACTCGGGTAAATCGTAGTGTTGATGCCACGGTTCAATCCCAGTTAGCTTTTGTTCGTGCGATGAACCAAGCGGCCGTCGCTTCAGGTCAGACAAATACTGAGATTGCTAGCACGGTGACGCAACTCTCCCAGGCGTTGCAGGCCGGTGTTTTGCAAGGAGATGAGTATAAGTCAATCAGAGAAAACGCGCCGTTGGTGATTGCCGCAATAGCTGAAGAAATGCAGGTAACAAAAGGTGCGCTGAAAGATCTTGCATCTGAAGGAAAGATTACCTCGGATATTATTTTTTCGTCTGTATTAAACTTTTCAGATGAGATTGAAGCACAGTTTGCTCAAATCACGCCCACTCTAGAAATTGGGTTAGCGAATCTTCAAACAGCTGCAACTGAATATGCCGGGACTGTTGATCAAGCATTAGGGACGACCAACGCATTAGGTGGTTTGGCTACCACTGTTGCCAACGACATCGAGTTATTCGGAGATGCATTGCTTGTGGCTGTAACTGTGTTGGGTGCAACAGGATTGGGGCATGCTTTATCAGCAGCTGGATCAAAATTTTCTGAATTTGCAATGAAAAGACATCAAGCAGCTATCCAATCTATCGATGCGTCTAAAATGGAGGCGGCAGCGGCTTTACAGGCGGCTAAACAAGCCGACTTGCAACAAGAAAAAACGTTGAAACAGCTTCAAAAGGCAACGTCAGTACGACGGGAACTGTATCAAAAAGATATTGTCGATAATCAAAAATACGTAGACGCCAAGGTTAAAGCCGTTCTCGCGGATGACCGGTTCAAAACTGCTCGATTAGAAGTGAATGAAGCGGTTCGAAAAGGGGCTTTGTCAGCGAAAGAAGCCAAAGAACGCATACGTGATTTAGCACTTACTGAACAAGAAGCAGTTGATGCAAGGGCGCGAGCCCGTGGTGTTTCGGAGCAGTACACTTCTGCCATTATTCGTGAGAATGAAGCGAAAATTAGAAGTGCAGAAACCACTAGATCATTGAATTTGGCAACTCAAAATTGGGTAAAAACAAATAGGCTTGGTGCCGTAGCTTTGCGAAATTTGCGAAAAGCGGGAAGCGCCGTGATGTCCTTATTCGGTGGTCCGTTGGGATTAGCTATTACGGGTGCTGGCCTAGCGATGGCATACTTTAATCAGCAATCCATCAAAGCTCAAAGACAAACTGATAGTGTAAATCAGGCTCTTTCAATTTTGGCGCAACAATCTGTTGAAACCGCTGATGGTCAGAATTTGTCCGCTGAGGCTTCTGAACAACTAACTAAACGGTTAGAGGCGCAGAAGAAAGCAACAGAAAGTCTCGCGAGATTGGAAAAACAACGTAATAAAATTGCACTGGAAACAGGAGCAAAAAACGCTCAAATCCAACTGGCTGAGCAAGAAAGTCAGATAAGAAAACAAGAAAAGCTAGTTGAAAGACTGAATGCAAAGTTAGAGGGTGCCGATAGTGCGATAGCGGTCACGGCATACTACGCTGATCTGCAGTTAGCTGAAGCTGAATTAGAATCTCTTCAAGCAACTTTGGATGACACGCGATTTACAGCTGAACTTTTTTCCGAAGCGATGGAAAATATCGAAAGCTTGGATCTCAATGGCTCTTCTTTCAGTTCATCGGGAAAAATACAGACACAAGGCATTAAATCGGAAGGGAATGTCTCAAATTCATTGCGCCAATTAGAAAACGACTATCGCAGTTTATTTGAAACTGAGCGTGAAGAAATACGGCGCACTCGTGACGAGCATCTGGCGGCAATAGAAGAAGCCAAACTGTCAGATGAAGAGCGTCAGAACAAACGCTTAATGGCTGAGCAAATATACGCCCAAAAAATTGATGAACTAGATAAACAAGCACAAGAGTCAGCGAAGGAAAAAGTAGGTGTTCTACTTGAAGAATTGGGCACGCGACGTGAACTGTTGGAACAAAAAGAAATTGAAGATGCTTTGGAGATCGCTAGGGCGTCTGGAAATGAAGATATTGTCCAGGCATTGGAGGATCAATTGGATCTTCGTCAACGCATCGCAGAATACATGGAATTGGGTTTGAACTTGGCGGAAGCCACAGCGCGTGCGGAAGAACAGCAAAAACAAGTTAAGTCCTTCGAAAAGACGGTATCAGAGGCGCAATCGGCTTTTCGTCAATCGTTTAAGAATGGTTTCAAAGAGGCGATTGAATCTGGTGATGTTGGATCCGCTTTGAAGGGCGTATTGGCCGATGCGTTGACCAGGGCATGGGACGACGCGCTGGATGTGATATCAGATGCATTGTTCAATATTATGAGTTCCATCTTTACATCTACTGCAGCGAGCAATGCAGGTGGTGGTTTTCTCGCTAACTTTGGAACCGCTTTGATCGGTGGTTCTGGATCTGGGGTTGCCAGTTCGGGGGGAGGATCGGGGATTGCGAGCAAGTCACTTGGTGCCTCATCTGTTTCTTCAAAGGTGGGTGTAAACGGACTTTCCGTTTCATCGGTTTCCAAGCCAATTCAGGCCGCTCCAATCAGCGTAACCTATGCGCCTGTTACAACCAATCATCTTGAAGGTGGTTCACAAGAACAGATGGAGACGTTGATCGCGATGCAAGCGGAGCGTGAAGCGGACTTTGCCAAGCGTCTGCCCGCCCTTGTGGAAAATGCATATATTGATGGGAAGAAATCTAGGAGAATTTAGCAATGTCTGTAGGTGAGTTGCTACCATGTGAAGGTCTTCAATTTTGTGATTGGCGTCAGGAAGCAAATAGGACACGTCGATTTGGCAGATCCTCACGCAGTGTGGTGACCCAGACGGGGCCGGGGTATTGGGTCTGTCGTGTAAAAACAGGAAGGTTGAATCTGCAGCAGGCGCGAAGATGGTCCGGATTTTTGACAAGGCGCGAAGGACAGGATGTTTCCTTTACAGCGTGGCGCAGCTGGCGAGCGAAGCCTAAAGGAACAATGTCCGTTCCTGATGGAAACATTGGAATTGTTGCTGATATCGAGCAAGGCAGCGTCAATTTGACTGGTGTTGGAAATTATCTGGCGAATGAAGGGGATATGATCTCCTATCGTACAGAAAAAGGTGGTTTCTATTGCGGTGAAGTCGTTGAAGGCGCTGAGTCCATAAATGATCAGATTACTCTGAAACTTTGGCCAAGACCGCAGATACCGAATCCAACGCCTGAAGTACTACGCAATAAAGCATTAGCTGAGTTTACTTTGATCAATCCGCCACCGTTTCATGAGGATTATTCTAATCGCTCATTGGTTTTCGAGGCTCGGCAATTGTATCGATAGAGTCGCTCGCCTCTTATTCAGGGGCATTAGATGGCAATACCACTTACACAATCGGCGCAAGATGCACTGGATGCAGGAAAGCTCATTCCTGCGACACTCATCGATTTTTACTGTGCAGATATTATTCTGCATGGTTGGTCTTGGCCAGGCGAACTAGTATTCGAAGGCGTGCAATATGAAAGCCTTTATGAACGCATCACTATAACAAAACGGGTGAAGACATCTGCAACGCTTGCATCCAGTCCGATGACAATTGCGTTGGATGCTTCACGGGCACGAGATGATACGGATATCATAGGCAAGTTTATTGATGCCGATTATCACCAATCAAAAATCAGAGTCAGAACGGTACAGCTTAATCTGAATACTGATCCCATCACAATTGATGGTGTCTTGGACGAATACAATGGGCGTATGGATGTCCGCCCCATCAATCATGCTCCCAATCAAGAACATATTATTGAGCTGCGTTGTGAAGGTGGGATCTTTCGTTTGCGTGGACGGAATATGCGAGCAAGAACCCATGAAGATCAACAGATAAGAGCCCCTGGGGATCGTTTCTTTGAGCATACACCGAGACGCGTTGTCGAAAACCCATATTGGGGTGTGAAGCCTGAAAACATGCCAGCCAATGCAGATTTCCAGACTGGTTCAGCCGGTGGTCGTGGAATCAGACCTGGAAAGCACAGAGCAAATTAATGAAAAAAATAGATGACTATAAATCCGCGCTTTGGGCTGTTTTGGAAGAAAAGAGGTCGCAGCCTTTTAAGTGGGGAAAGAATGATTGTGTGTTGTTTGCAGCTGATGTTGTGAAGGCGGTTACCGGCACCGATCTCGCTGCTGACTATCGAGGCAAATACAGGTCCAGCAATGGAGCTGAACGGGTCATGCAAGAAAATGGCTGGGGGTCTGTTGCCGATATTGCGGACGCCCATTTGCAACGATGTGAACGCCCAATGCGAGGTGATGTCGTTTTGATCGAGAATGATTACGGCGAATTTCTAACGATATGCATCGGAACAGAATGTGTGGGCCCAGGGCGTTGTGAGATGACGCGCATGGATAGAACCTTCGCTAAACTTTCTTGGAGAGTTGGATAATGGAAACGATTGCGGGTGGAATAGCATATGTCGCAACCTATTTAGGAGCCAATGCGGGTACGGCATACGTGATTGGGCAAGTAGGTGCAGCTGTCGTGTATGCCGGAGCTGTTTACGGTGTTCAACAAGCGACCGCACCGGATCAGACACGACCTGAAATGGGAGGTGAAACGCGCCTTTCCGTTGGATCCGATGTGTCACGAAGCATGGTAGTTGGTCAACGCGCGGTGGCGGGGTCTTTAGTCGACTTTTATGTCGATGATGAAGATCGTACTTTCATTCATTTAGTTTATGCCCTTGCCGATCACCCCGTTAAATCCTGTCCCAAGTTTTGGGGAAATGGGGTTCTTTTGAACAATGGTGTTCCATTGGTTCATGGCCAGAAGGTTCAAGTTACCAATTTCGATACGGATGACGGTAGTGGTCGTTGTTGGATGACCTTTTATGATGGGCGTCCAGGACAGCAAACACCTCAAGAACTGATCGATGTATCGAAAGGTGAGTGGTCGGCAGATCACAGAGGCGCTGGTGTCGCTTGGGTTCACGTCATTTTGAAACAAGATCCTACTTTGATGCCATCCATTCCAAGTTGGTTGTGGGAATTGGAGGGGGCTTTTTTCTACGATCGGCGCAAAGATAGTACGGCGGGCGGTTCTGGAACGCACCTAATCGATGACCCGACAACGTGGGAATACACCAAAAATCCGATGGTGCAGCTGGACCATTATCTTTTAGGGTATCGGGTGGAGCAAGATCCATTGGCTTTTGGTGTTGGTCTAACAAAAGATGAATTGCCATATGCTCATTTTGCGGCCGCTGCTGACTTGAGTGATGAAGTCATAGAGATGAAGGAAGGGGATTCCTATCCACGATATGAGGCCAATGGTTTTATTTCCGCAGCCGATAGCTTCGAACGCGTAATCGAAGACATTCAGAAGCAGATGTCGGCGCGCCTGGTCGATCTTGGAGGTCGGATCGGAGTTATCGGAGGCGAGGCACGTATTCCGGTTGTTGATTTAAGCGATCAGGACTTAGCGGACAATGAGAATTTCATTTTTCAGGACAAGCGCAGCTTTGCCGACATGGTGGGTGGAGCATCAGGTGTTTATGCTGATCCGTTGAACTTCTATCAGCCGATAAATTATGAAACGGTGAAAATCGAAAACTCTACGCTTAGTGATGGCGGTGAACTTCAGCTTAAAGGCTATGATTTGCCCTTTGAGACAGATAATCGCAAAGCGGATATTTCCGTTAATGCATATGTCGATCGAGAGCAGCATCAAGCGACACTTTATGGAACATTTTTACAAAAAGCCTGGGCTCTAGAACCAGGTGATTGGTTCACATATTCATCCGAATTGGAACAGTTGAACCATGAAATTTTTGAAGTAATCGATGTTCTAAGGCATGATGATTTTACTATCACGATTAGTGCACAGGCAACATCACCAGACGTACATGCATTCGATAAGCATCAGGCACCGGATGTGAGGTCACCACCTTTTGCAAATCCGACATCTGTTTTCAAACTTACGGTGCCAAGTGCGGGTTTTACACCTTTGGTCTTGCAAGGTCATTTCTCTAAAGGACCAGCTGTTCAGGTGTTAGTGACCGACATTGATGCACGTGCGAGCAAATATGTTGTTCAATTGGAGCCAGTAATACCAGAAGGTGACATCGCAAATTTTAAAACGGTAACGCAAGTCTTTGATGCAAACCTATTGGATGCGTTTGTGAGATCTGATCTTGTTCCTGGCGGTGTATATAAATGCCGTATCAAAGCAAGAATGGGAGAGGTGGAGTCAGCATGGTCGCAATGGACAGCTCCGATAACTCTTTCTGATGTGTTTGAGGTGCCTAGCGCAGTTATTGCTAATCAAATTGTAGGGCAAGGGTGGGGAGCTACAGCTGCTCGCATTGAAATCGACAATGCTGAAGTTTTGCAACAAGCACAGATCAACCTTGCTGACTCTTTAGCTATTATCAATGATTCAATCGATGATGCTAACTCGCGAATAGATGGAATAGAGCCTGTTGTATCGAGCGCCCAGGCTCAGATTGTGGACCTACAACAAGCAGATCAGGATAAGGCCACACAAATCAATCAACTTATCCAAGCTGATCTCGATGCAGCGTCTTCAATTACTTCAATACAAGAAGTGAATGATCAACAGGCCATAAGCATCAATAACCAAAACAGCCAGATTTTTGACCCGACAACAGGACTGTTGGCCCGAGCAGACACAGTTGAAGGGCGTGTGTCCAGTGTTGAATTAAACAAGGCTGATCAGTCTGCCGTCGATATGTTTTCAACATCAATAGCGGGCAATGCATCTCAGATCTCAAACTTAATGAATACGACGGCCGGATTGGCGCAAACAGATGCGAGTTTGTTGACACAGATCAATGTAACGAAAGATCAAATATTGCCTGCTTTGCAGGGGGATGGCCTAATCAAGAATTCCAAGTTCAACATTACCCAAGCTGGACAAGTTGTACCGCCGGAATGGGTGAGTTGGGACAATGGTACTGGTGTATTTTTTGAAACAGCTAATGCAGCTGGTCATGTTTTTCGGACGACCGGAATAGCAAATGCAAATCACGGGTTCCGACAGACAATTAACGGAATTCAACCCAACACTAAATACAAAAAAATTGCTGTTGTTAAACGCGATGAGGGGGCGTTTTCAGGATCGGGACTTCAGATAGAGTTTTGGTCTGGTTCAGGGATTGTGGGAAGCACCAGCATTATTTTTGGTTCGGATGCACCAATTGGAAAGCCTGTGAGCCAATATCATGACGGTATAGTTCGTTACGAAAAAGAATTTGAAACGCCAGCTGGGTGTGATGCAATTGTTGTCTATTGTATGACCCACTGGACAGGATTTGGAAGCATCGTTAATCAGCACAGTATTGATTGGTATGAAGCCGATATTGTTTTGCAAGATATAAATTCTCAAAGAATTCAGATTCTTGATGGGAATTATTCAAATGCAGTTGACGCTATCGCAAATGAAGCAAGCTCCAGAATATCGGCGTTGGAAGCGTTAGAAGTCTCGATAGCTCAAATTGAGAACACTGTTCACAATTTTGCACCAAGTCCGAGAATGAACGATAAAGCCCAACAAGAAAATGCGTGGCCGGATGGCTGGGATAATTTCGCTGTTTCTGGGGGAACCGGGTGGCACAATTGGATAGGAAAAGGTCACGACGGTAATCCAGATTTTTTCAAAGATTGGTTTCCTACCGGTATTCAAGGAATAGCGCAACACGTGCCAGGACCTTCAAACGGGCATTTTTCTGACCTTCGTTCAGACTGGTTTCATGCGCCGATTTTTGAAAAGGAAATGTTTCATTCAATTTTCACTGGTGCGCATAGATGTTGGATGGAGCTCCATCTAGAGATTGAGTTGCTCAGTGGGGGGTATGGCCCCTGGACGGGTGGTGTCGATTTTTCAAATTATAGAAATGCCGATGAAAAAAATGGTCACAAAAAATATGAAAATGCCAAGCGCATTTGGGTGAAAACCCCAATTGTATCTGACCCCTCAAATTTCAGTGGGCGAATTCGATTTATCCTGCGGATGTATAATTACCAAGGCGTTGGAGATCCCAATGGCCCATATGCATTCTGGCATTCTCCGCAATCAGAGGCTTTACAGCAAGCAAGTCAAAGCAAACCTTCACCATATTCAGCGCCAGTCGACCCAGTTACATCAGCTCAAATTTTTGAGAGTAAACAAGCTGTAGCTGATATAAATGGCAAAATGATCGCTGGCTACTTTTTGAGGGGGCGCGCCGGAACAAGCGAATGGGAATTTGCTTCGTATGCAGATGGCGTTGCACCTTCCAACATGCGCTTATCCGCAGATCAGATTGAACTTCATGGTGATGTGATAGTTGACGGATCTATTACAGAAAATGGCATTGCTTTAAATTCTATAACGAATATTGGTGGTTTGAGCACGGATGCTGTTCGAGGATTGGCTGCATATAACTGGACTGAGGTTGAATCTTATACCAATATATTCAAGGGCGGAAATGTAAGGTTGACTGTAGGAGCCTATGTCGACCTTCATTGGCAGGGAACGGAACGTCCTAAAGCATTTTTTAGAATAAAGAAAAACGGTGTAATAATCCGATCAAGTATTGTTGCCGCCGCATATATGGAGACTAGTACGACCTTTAACGACGTTGCCAGAAATGACCGAGCTTTTATTCAAGGTTATTACACGATGCCTGAAGCTGATTTAGCGGGCTCACAGGGGCAGGTGACATATTCGTTTGAAATCATGTTAGAGAAGCACGGAAATGTGTCTAATTCGACGCTGTTTGTTGAGGAATATAGACGTTGATGTTCACCAACCCTCACTGTTCAGGTCAGCTTATATAGTGTTGGCAAACAGCTGTGGGAATTGAGAAACATGTCTGAAGTAAGTGAACTTGAAGCCGAACAAAAAGCGCTTGATGTTAAAAAAGCGGAATTGGAAGCACCCAAAATTGCGGAGGCGCTAACAGTATTAAAAAATGAAGGTGCAAGCCTGGTGGAAAAGCTAAAAACCATTGGAGAAAACACTTTTGATGGGCAGACCAAGCAAGCCATTTTCCAGCTAATTAATCAGATCGGTTATGTAGAAACGATGATTTCACGTGATGGTCAGCGGGTGAAAGATATTTTGACACCCGTTTTGGATCCAACAGTCATTGATCAAACAGTTGTGACACCGCCAGTTCCAGAGTAGTCGATAGTTCAAATTAATGAACAAAAAAAGCCGCTGAGATTTTCAGCGGCTTTTCTTTTGAATTTCCTTTCTATTAAGCGACGAGGGCCTGTTTAGAGATACGATACCGGGTGCAGGCACCATCAACACTGTTTTCTGTTGTACCCAATGCAAGAGCTGCTTCTGCGCGGGTTAAGCCGTCTTGCAATAAGCGGATCAGGTCGTTGCGAGCTTCTTTCGTCCATGAGAATGTCGTGCGAGCGGTTGAGTTGGCTTCATTCATTGTTTGAGTGAGTAGCTGGTGAACGTTGTCTCCTTGTCTAGGTGCGTCTTTGAATGAAGGGATTTTAGGTGTTTGTTCCTGCAATGTGATCGGAGCGCGTGCAGGTGGTTGGGGGTAATCTGTTTTATCTGCACCATTACCATAGAAGAACTTTGAACAAGCATTGGAAACAACAAGGGCGAGGGCACCACCTAAAATCCACCAGAAACTTCCGTAAGTGTCTAAACCAACTTTTTGTAGAAAGTGCTGAATTCCGAAGAAGTTGAAGAAACATTCAATGAAACCGAACCACGCTACTAGAAACACGCCTAATCCTGCCTTGCCGTGTTTATCTGCTTTGAAGTGTTCGTCGCACTTATCCAATGCTGTCATAAGTCCTCTGATAACTGCCACATGGAGATACACAACAAGGGCTGTACCAGTGAAAGCGGCGATGTTTTCTAGTTTGGTTGTGGCTTGGCTAGAGAACAAGTCCCAGAATTTTAGCGATGTGGCGGAGATCGATACAACGGCCGGCGCATAGATGAATGGAATTTCTAGGGAGTTGTTAACTGTTATTAAAGAATTGTTAGTCATAATTAAGGTATCCTTTACGGAAAGCCATTGAGATGGTGGTACATCTTTTTGGCGGTGGCCTGGTTGCTTGTACAATCAGGTTGCCCCTCTTGGGCTAAACCCAATTTCTCCTAAAAACATTGATTTACGGTTAAAATTACAGAATTTTTGAATTTTATTCTAAAAAGCTGTAATTTGGGTCGACAGTTGCTCGACATACCGACTCGGCAGTATGCTTACCTTATTGTTGTTGGGGGAGGTTAAATGTCTGCATTTGGGCGCGACAGATATATGCCTGAAGGTGAGTGGGTACGTTCTACATCAAGAGTAAAAGTTGCAGGTGTTAAATTTAGGTTGGGAAATGTTGAGCGGTTCATCAGGGGAGTTAAGTCAGCTGAAAATAGCGGTCATTATTATGGTGTGCACATAGAAGCTGAGCCTGACAATGAATTTGATCCTAATGCGATAAAAGTGTTTGGAGATGTCAGTGTAAAAAATTGGTTTTCTCGAAAACAATTGAGATTACATATTGGCTATCTTTCTGAAGAAACAGCCAGGTATGTGAATGAGAATTTGATTAGCCAGAATCAAAAAGTCGCAGCTGAGCTGTTCAGTATTTATGTAAGCGATAATGGATTTATTGATATCAATATCATGGTGTTGGGGCCCAAAGGATATAGCCATAAGGCAATTCTAAATCGGCGCAAAAGTAACTCTTGATTTGTTACTTTTTAAGTGGAGAGAAGTTGTGGTGGACTACAAAAATTTGGCCGATCATATCGGGGCTACTGAGGATGAAGTTCGTCAATATTCCATGAAGCAGCGACGATTGGCGGAGCTGCAAGAAAAGCGGTTGCAATTGGTGCTGAAACGCCCACAGCCCTCGGCAAGAGAGACATTTCTTCTTAAAAAACTGACTATCGAACGGTGTTCGAGATACCAGATGATTCGTTCCGTCCAAGAAAACAATGCACAAAGTGATACAACATATCATTTCGCAGAATCCGAACGCAGCATGAAAGAAAGTACACCTGAACTTGAAGAATGGTATCAGTTGCAAACTTCTTCGGATCAAAAGGTATCTGATTTTAAGAAAAAATTTCAGTTTGATGCTCTGGGGCAGGAAATCGAGGAACTGGAAAAATACTTTGAAAAGCCAGAGAACCACTACATTGCATCTAAATTCCAAGAAATGAGTGATCAAAACAAAGAAGTTAGTTCTGTGGATGTCGGAGCAATATTTGGTTTGGTTTTTTGTTTGGGGCTTATAGTGATTGCCATGGGTGTAGCGCTTAATTCCTAGTTATTCTTAATCGTTCAATCCACCTCGGATCTAGCACAGCCATAATTCTCTCAGGCTTGGAGGGAATGGCATGGCCACGATTGATCTGGATCCGGCCGCCCTTATACGGCCGGCTATACGACTAACAGCTGGACGCCGCGAAATTATTAGGTCTCGCGGAGAACAGGCTAAATCTCATTACAAAATAGCAGAGGTAATCGGTCTACGTGCCATGGACCAACGCCCTTTAAATATGGGCGACTATGAACGTGCTGCCTCCATGATTGATGTTCATCCTGCTGCACTCCATGCATTTGCAGATGTTGAGTCTGGGTCATTAGGCGCGTTTGATGAAGAAGGCCGATTGATAATAGCTGTTGAGCCCCACGTGTTTTCGAGGCGCACGGCTCACGCATATGACAAAACTCATCCGCATTTATCCTATCCTAGATGGATCCCATATCGCAAAGGTCCTCCCAAGGGCTGGCAGCGACATCCTTATGCGTTGAATAACAAAGAGCGCTGGTTTCTATGGGCGAACCTTGCGGACCTTAATTTTGAAGCAGCATTGGGGTGTTTATCGGTAGGACTGTTCCAACCGATGATCTATCATGGGCGATCCCTTGGCTATCCAAACCGTCAAACGATGATCACGCTGCTGTCCCAAAACACTGAAGAACAGCTTGAATGCCTCGTGCGCTTTTTGGAATACAATGGAATAAGTCGCCATATCCGAAATAGAGCCTGGCGTAAGGTGGCTGCAGCGTACAATGGGCGCGGACAGGTTGCCTATTATGCTCTGAAATTCACAAAGCGTTTTGAAGTTAGAAAGGTACAATACGCATGATCGGTAAGTTTCAATCTCTTGCCGTTGTGGCGGCGATCGCATTTGCATTTGGTGGTGCTACGGGTGGATCCATGGCCTACAAAAAAGGCGTTGCTGATGAGCAAAAGGAAACCAATCGAGTCAAAGAGGCATCTGCAAAGCTGTTAAATCTTCGTATTGGTGAACGTGATCAATGTCATGCTGAAGTGGCTAAGATCAACCAGGCCAATGCTGACCAGGTTTTGGCGTTGTTGGAAGAATTTAAAGCCGATCAAAGTAGGCTAGAACGCGCCATCAAAGCTTCTCAACGCGCTACGGAACGCGCCGCTGAACAACAATCAGCTGCAACGCAAACCCTTTTATACGCAAGAGAGAAGATCCAACATGCAATTGACGAATGCACACGCGCTGGTGTCCCTGATGACATTGTCAGCGTGCTCAACGACATCGCCGCCACAGCCGAAATTCGTGACAGCGACATGTCCACCACCACAGATAATTCGCGACCGTGAATTTAAGATCAATCCTCCCGACTGTCTGAACAGCGAGGCTGGAGTCGATATTTATGACGGGATTGCTTGGGGTGATCTGGCCGTTAATAGCGTGAAATCCACCACTGATCTAAAGCGTTGTATTGCTGAAGTGAATCTCTGGATCACAAATGAAAGATTGGCGAGGGGTAGTGATGAGCCACAATGATGATGAGTTTGAAAACGTGGGACCGCCTAAAGGGACACTAATTGCTCAATTGGGTGTTGGGCTAGAAGACGCATGGCTTAACCTAAAACGCCTTCCATCGTTCCTGAAACAAAACCTGTTGTATGCGATAGCAATTGCCGTCGTAACGGGCTTTGCATTTTGGGAAATTGTCAATGCGGCTAAGGGCATGGATCGCATCTTTCCAGACCGGAGTGATAACGTTCTCTATCTCGGCGCTATGGCTGTCGTGCTTGGTTTTCTGTTCATGCACAGAAAATATTCTCAGGCTAAACGCGCCATTGATGACTGGAAAGAAGCAAAACGCATTGATCCGCAAACAAAGGAAATTAGGCCAGAAAGCGCGCTAAGTTGGGGAGGAACTACACTTGCCGCAGCTGGGTTGGTTCTGGTCTTTGTCTGGGCCAATGTCAGTGCTGAAAGTGTTTTAACGGATGAAGACGTCAAGCAGTCCAAAGACGAATACAATCGATTGGTCATCGAGCGAAATAATGCTCAACGCGAGTTAGACTTGATGTCCAAGCCGATCGGTTTGGAAGCTGATCAAGTAGCGCTTGATGCGATGATTGCCGAGGCCAAGGGGTGGGGGCTAGAGGATCTCAATTCTGACGGCAACTGTGCACAAGACTTAGAACATCACCGTCTCAGAAACCTTTGCAACAAGGCTGCAAGCATTCGTGTCATTATCAAACGCGGTGAAGCGATGGAGACGGCTTATACAGAGGCAGAAGACAAAAAGACTGCAGCTGAATTGGCGGTTCAAAACTATGTACGCAAGACCGGGAATGAACAATATCAGGCGATGTCTGAAATGGTTGGTGGCGAATTCACCGAAAAAGAGATTGCTGGATACCTTTTGTTTTTGATTGCCGTTTTCATGCTGTGGATATCAGCAAAATGTTCTGACTGGCTTTTGGAAGAATGGGAAAATCACTAA